TCATCCAAATAATCCTGGGCCGAATAGGTCATTGGATCTCCTTGCTATGATTTGCTGTATTCTTGTCTAAACGAACTTCTACAAAGATTGGTAAGAACAGACTTTCCTGTTTACTGGACTTGTCTTTGATCCTGGCATTGTATTTCACAGTGACAACACGACCAACTAAATCATGGCCCTGTGCCCAGAGTGCTGTGCGCTGGTTGTCTGAGTAACCGCTGCCAACATTGACCTTGATTACACCGTCTGCGGATTCGCAGACCAAAGCACCCAGACGTCCTGCATTCTTTCCAGTGCCACGCTCTAGGTCAACAATGACCAGGTCTGCCTCGAGCTCGCCCTTGAACTTGATATGATGCTTGCTACGCTTATTTTCCCAGATGCTGTCCAGGGTTTTGAGAATTGTACCTTCCTGACCTTTCTCCAACCATTTGCGAAATTCGGACTGAGCTTCGTAGTCATTGTTCACGGAAACAGTATGAACTAGGTCAATGAGATGACCTGTTGCTGCCTGTCCCTTGGCCACAGCCAGGGCGCTGCTAAGCAGCCCAAAACGGTTTCCATAAGGTACTGGATACACACCACGATAGAAATTCTTTAGAGGAATCGCATCCCAGAGTGTAGCTCTGATCATCTGAGCCTCGGCATCGCTAAGGGTGCCCTTGACTGCCTTGTTCAGAATGCCGTTGCCAGTCTTTCTATCAAGCGGGTTACCAGCTTGGTCAACCACAAGCAACTCGCCGTCAAAAACAATATCATAATCATACTTCGCAGCCAGCCGAGAAAACGCATCCAATAGTAAGCTCGAACCACGGCCCTCAGGAAGAATGACCTCACGCCCATTTCTCGTTCTAAGTTCTATGGTGTTCTTGTCACGGATGATCGCGTTAAAGCGCATGCCATCCAGTTTGAGCTGACAGAGGGCTGGGAACTTGACTTTTTCGACGAGCTTGACGTCGAACCCAGAGGCCAACATGCAGGGGTAGGTAGGGATGAGGTTGGGTCGGATTTTGTTGATGGTTGCTTCACTGACTCCGCATTTGAGGTCTTTTGCAATGACTCGCTCAATAACCAGGCTATCTTCGGCACTCACGTTCTCCAGAATGAAAACCAGATGATCAATGCCTGCGTTACCAGTCAGTTCACGACTACTGAGTCGACTCAGCAAGTCCAGGCCTTCGGTCAGGCTGAGTTCGCCGTTGTCCGACTTGGTGTGCGCAGGAATTTTCTTGATATAAAAACTGATGAAAGGGTCCAGAGCCAGCTTTGCAACATCCCAGAAATCTGAATTGGGTTTCAGATTGCGAAGGATTGCCTCCTTAGCGAGTCTGGATGAGTCGTTGGCTAGGCTCTGTAAAACTTCTAAGATTGGTGATTTCATTGATTAGATCCTGCTCAAGTTTTCTGACATGAAAGATATTGTCTACGTACTCTGCGTATAAGGTCTGTTCAAAACCATAGGATGGTGCGTGAACCAGACGTATACAAAAACTATTAGCCCAATTCACGTAGGCGACACGAACCTTCAGTTTGGTGGCGATGCTTGATAGCACGTTTATAGACACGCTTGTTCTCCACCGTACGAATGTACTTGCTGCTCCAGAGTTCCTGGGCCAAGGGGTTGCGCTTTTTGATTGGCTTGTTCATATGTTCTCTCACTCAAGCCATGATTATAGCACCTTCGAGTCAGTCTGTCAAGCATTTTTCGGCAATGAAATCAGTGATTTAGAACCCAAGAATGCGCGGGATCAACATGAGTCTGTACACTGTATTCACGCCGCAGCCCTGTTTCTTTGGGCTTGTTCATGAACGCACCTACACGTTCCTGAACTTCCTCCAGAGACCTGTACACTCCTTCGATGGTCGATTTCCTTGTTCGATGCATCTTATCCACATACTTGACCTCTAGAATATAACGTTCCATTATGCGGCATCCTTCATGCTAGTGGTGCCTGTAATGGTCTCATACAGGTTTTCAAATTCTTCGTGGTCCTGCTGCTCCTGGGTAAAATTCTGCTTATGAAAGACCTTGGCCATGCGACGAAAGGTTTTCTTGTTGAGCTGGAAATTCTCGCAGGTATTGGCTATGGCTTCTTTGATAAAATCTCGCTCGGCTTCAATGCGTGTCATACTACCCGAGATTTCTGAAAGGGCATCACGAATGGCTTTACGATCTGCAGGGCTACTAGGTAATGTCATAATTATTTCCTTTTTTCAACTTCTTCAAGTGTTAGAGACATGGATGACAAATGTTTTGTCAGTATTCTATACTGCTCGATATCTGGAATTCGAATCTTTGGTGGAGCAGTCATGGCATAGAATTTGGTTTCTTCGAATTCCCAGGCAATGTTCAACTTCTCAATTTCTTGCATGATAACTTTTCGACTCCAGCCATCCAGAGGCCAGACAAACTGGTTGATCTCATCGCAACTAAATGCAGGTCCAACACGAAATGATGCCTTGTTGTATTCGGGCGAGGCATCTGTGTACAAAGGTCCAGCATATTCTGGTGCGCTATACGCGCCCATACGCTCTATAAGTCGTCCCAGTAAACGCAGAAAGCGTTTCATCTGCTTCCTGCGGGACGGATTGGAGCTGGACCAGGACGCTCTACACAGCCATCCTGATTTTGCATACGGTCACCAATGATGGCTCCAGTAGCTGCACCAACTGCAGCGCCAGCTACACGGCCCGTTCCATGTCCTATGGTGCTGCCCAGCAAGCCACCTGCAACGGCGCCTACTACGGCTCCGGTATTTGATCGGTCCTGAATAGGTGCTGCAGAATTACTGCTGGCTCCACGATAACAATGCTTGGGCCAGGAGCTGGTTGCAACTGTACTACAGCCTGCCATCACTGCACTGATCCCCAAAATTGCTAATAATTTCATGACAATCTCCTTTTTTCATAATCAACACAATTCATCCATTGAGCATCATCATCTAAATGATTGCACTTCTCTATGGCCTGTACTGTGGTACAGCCAAACTGGAGAAACAAAGCCACACAAAACATAACAACGAAGAATATGAATCCCAGTGTTCTTTTGTAACCATGTTTGTTTTGGCTGACGTCTTTCATGTTATCTCCGCATACTAGAAATTTCTTTGGCTTCGCTGTCGCTGAAGATAGGGACAGCATTTGATTTGTGCATGGTACCGATGCCAACAATCTTGTCTCCAGTATAAACTGGATTGGCACGCTTGGATGCGTTACCTAGGCCTGTGTCCAGACTAGGTATATGTGAGTTGGTGGTACGTCCTGGCGGTGGTGCCAGTTTAGGGAAGGGACGGGTAATCGGTCTAGAGCTAACAATTTTGCCTTTAGTGCTATCAACCAAGGCGGCCCAGCTTTGATGTAATTCTTCATGTTGACGTTTATGTTCGGCACTGCGCCATTTCTGCTTTCCGCGACGCTTGCCTGTGGTGGTAAACTTGGGATGCTCCAGATGCATGGTCATAATATAGTTCCTGGCAGTTGCAGAGTTTAATACTAGCACACTTATTTCAGGTTGTCAAGCTTCTTTTGCCTGTTACGGTCTTGCCATTCCAGATCCCAGTAACGGCGTGGTAGGGTACAGACACTGTAGAGCCTGGACTGATTGACTCTGGGCGCAGATCCGCTCCAGTGTTGTGTCCAGGGCCCAACAGCATTTCCCATGCCAAACCCTTGCGGGGTTGAACCAGCTGAGTCAAAACTGCCAAACGCATCAAAATCGTCGCTCATGTTTCGCTCCCTTTTTTAGATAACCTTTACGTATATCCAAAAGCCTGTGATCGAAAATGCGCACAACCGGGTCTGGATGGCTCTGTGCCACCCAGTCGTCTTTTACAGGCTCTGGCTCTGTTCCAACTGCATTTCTGGGGTCTGGTCCATCTGACTCAAAGATGGAGCTGATCCAGCCCCAGATGCCTTTTTTCTGCTAGTACGTGGTGCCTTGGCTTTGGCTTCGACTTTCTTGGCATCTGGTATTTTAGCATATGCAAAGTTGTCAACGAAGAAACCTGGCCAGGCTTCCTGAATTAGCTCAGGTGTCAGACTAGGAAACAGATGCGTTAGTTTACGATCCTTGATCGCAACCACGAACTCTGCTTCGGTCCAGTGTATGGCTTTGAGCATTTCAATGAATAGTTCTTCGCGTTTCATGCGAGGAATAAAATGCGGATTCTGTACGCCGTTCTCAAAATGGCTCTGACGTTTGATATCGTCCAGCCAGACATTTAGACGACGGTATTCCTGAAATAGATTGCTCTCAGTGTAACCGATTTCACGTGTACGATCAACTGTCATGGGCCTGAGATCAGACTCTGTTATGTCCACGCCCTTGGGTACTTCCATGGGCCAGCCCTCGGGCAGACCCCAGGTGATACGAGCATTGAAGTTGATGTTTACCCAGGCTCGAAGCATTTTTCCATAAGGCCATTCCTCACTACGGTCATAGGCACGTAGAAGCCGAATTTTCTCGGCTCTGGAACCTGCTTTATCAACTTCTTCGAACACTTGGGGGATTGTTGTTTTCATTAGAACTCCTCAATGATTTCCATCATGTTTTTCATCTTGTTAGACACGAAATAACCAAACAGCTGACTACGGTCTTTCTTGGGCTGTGACAAGAATTCTTCCATGATATTTTTCTCAATACGCTCGGGGATAAAATCAAAATCCACGAGCCTTTGATTACGTTCCCAGCGATTCTGGAATTCCAGGTCCTGGGGTCGACGATCGGGATCGGCCCATTCGTCTATTTTTTTGGTAGTGATTGGACGCTGCCGAATGTTTTCGAAGATGCTTTCGTCGGCACTAAGGATGTTAGGGATTCCGTCTCCCTTGTCGCCCCTGATGATGTGTTCCAAAAGAGCTCTCTGCGGCGTTGTGTCTGGCTTGATAAATTTTTTCTGTATTGGCGAGAATTGTTTGACATTGGCATACTTTTGTAATTGTACGAAATCGTGATCACCGCTCACTACCAAAAACGGCGCGGGCTCGTCAAAGAGAGGATTACCAGAACTCGATGACTGACTGTATTTAGCCAGGACAGCGATGATATCGTCAGCCTCGGCTTCTTCTACCCAAAGAACTTTGTATGGGAAGAATTGTGCAATTTCGGAACGAATTGTATCCAGTGCATCAAAGATGGCACGCCAGTCCAGACCGCTTTCTTCACGGTCCTTTTTGCGATGAGCCTTGTAGTAGGCAAAGATTTGCTTGCGCCAGTAGTTTTTACTGTCACAGGCCAGCACCATCTCACCATATTCTTTGCCAAATTTTTTCTTGTAGCCGCGTATGCTGTTCAGGATCATGTGACGCAATAGCGGCAAATTGATCTCCACATCGGTACGACCACCAATTTCTGCCATGAGATTACTAATGGCAGTCTGGCTGTAGTCAATAACAATCATTTTACAACCCTTAGGATTATGCACTCAGAATTCACAATGCCATTTGGAGTGCTTGGTTTTGTAGTCAGCGATTCCATGAACTTGCGAAGCTGTACCTTACCAGCCTGCAGTATTTCCTGAGTCATGGGACCTGGCTTTCGCAGAGTACGCTGTTCAGACATGTCGGGATCATAGTTCTGAAGTCTGGTACCCTTGCATTGTATGCCCTGGCCACTGTCAGTGCGATAGACGCACACTCTTTTGGATTTAGTATTGTAGATCCAGACCTGGCTGGCTCC